CTCTGCAATGATTTTCACTGCCAATTCCTGCGCAGAAGTTGGGTTCGTGAATTTTGCGTCTGCCGCAAGTGCTGCATAGTTACCGTTTGTCAAATCCTCAATGCTTTTAATTCTGGCACGTTCTGCGGCGGCTGCGTCGTTCTGAATTGTCGCTACTAAATCCGGGTAAGCGGCTTTTAGTGCGTCAACCGTTGTGATTTTGTTTTCTGGTGCTGCCATTTGTTGTTCCTCCTTTTCCTGTGGCTTTTTGCTTGCTGCTGCACTATTATTTATCAAACTACCCGGATTTTGATTGTGCGGGCTGTTTAATAACTGTGTTGGAATACTTTTGAACATAGAAACATCAATGGGCACTGAATTAACCACAATTTTTGAAGAATTTTCAACAACTGTGCTGCTTTCTTCAAACATTAGTTCATCACAAAACCCATTTTCAACGGCTGTGTCTCCTGTCCACCATGTTTCATTTGACATAAGCTGTTCTATGTCCTCTGCATTTCTCCCGGTCTTGCTGGCGTATGTGTTGACAATGCTTTGTTTAATCACTTTCAATTCATCAGCCATTTTCAGAAAGTCTTCTGCCTTGAAAGTGTCCCAGACTGTCATTGCTGGGTCATGTATCATAAACACGCCGTTGCGGGCAATCTTGATTGTGTCGCCCGCCATTGCAATGGTTGGGGGTGGGGGATGCCCCCCAGCCGTCAATTTTGACCGTCACTTTCGCCGAACAGTCTTTCAACCGTGTAAATATTGCGTTTGCTGCGAACACATCACCGCCGCCGCTGTTAATGCGCACGATAATTTCCGGGACGTCGCCCAGTTCCGCAAGTTCTGCGTTGAATTGCTGCGGTGTTACCCTGTCTTCCCACCATGACTGCTGACTGCTGATTGCTCCATACAGAAGCAGTTCTGGTGGCTTGTCGCCTGCTGCCGGAATGAAATTCCAGAATTTATTTGTTGTGACCCCGTATGGGTTGCCCGGTTGCCTGTTATCCTGTTGCCGGGTCGTCTGCATTTCCATTGGCAATTTTCCTTACCTCCCTTAGTTCTTTTTCTTCATGTTTCAGCTGCTCAACATTGCTGTAATAGCCGCTACCTGTCATTTGCATTGTTTCATCACTTCTGGTGCTGAAACCGTTTTGCACTCTCTTTTCCGCTGCCGTAACCTCTTTTACTGGGTCAAGCATACCTTTTGCCGGACCGTTCCATTTTGCCGTGCAATATGCTTTTCTGATTACTGCGTCAGTAAAGAAACCCGGTGCCTTGATGCGCCCTTTTGCCACCGCTTCTGTCAGCCATTCTTCGTACACGGGCTGGCAAAAGTCTGTTGCCAACCAATCCCGGTACATATTGAACATTTTCCATGCTTCTTCCAGTGCCCCTTTGCTGGCTGTATAACTGGCGTTAAAGCGTTTTACAAGCAATTCATAAGGAATTTCAAGTGAAGCGCCTATTTGCTGGCATATAGCTTCCACAAAGCCATTAAAATTGGCGTTTGGTCTTCCGGGGTTCATGTCATGTGCTTTTTCGCCCTCGTTTAAGTCAAAGACAGCACCCGGCGCAAGTTCAATGGTGGTTTCGTCCTCTGCGTCAACCTGCACTTCCTCTGGTATCATGCTTCCTATTGCGTCCTCGTTGCTGGCGTCTGCCTTTTCAATAAACACCGTAAACATTCCAGACACAACCGCCGCCACCAGTTCTGCGTCTGTATAGCGTCCAAGCTGCTTCAAGCTCTCAATGACCGGGGCAAGGAACGGAACGCCCCTGCGCTGCTCTATCCTCTCACGGTTCATCAAGTGCAGCACATTTCTTCTGCCCGTCTTTATTCCAAATGCTTCTACCCTCTGCCATTTAATGTCTGTGTATGCGTATGACAACGGGTGGTGGTCTGCTATGTGGTACGCTACCACCTCCCCGGACTGGTCAACCTCTACACCTCCAACAATCTTGTTGTCTATTGTGTCGCAGTTGTCCGGGCTGCAAAGCCTGTCCGCTTCAATCAGCTGCACACGCAAATCATACGGCTGGTTTAATCTGGGCTTTACTGGCAGCACTGCCAAGCAGTCACCAGAAATAAGCCAGTTCAGAAACACCAACTGCTGCAACTCATAAAAATTATCAATGCGTGCCATGTCACAATCTGTGCTTTCTGCCCAGATGTTCCATTCCCTTTCAATCTGCTTTTCCAGACTTCTTCTTTCTTCTGGTGTCAGCCCTAATATTTCAGCGTCTATGTTCGGTTTCAAACGTAGTCCACGCCCAACTACATTGGTGCGCATGGTCTTGACAGCGCCGTTGGCAATCGGTACGCCCATATATAAATCACGGGTGCGCTGCCGCAGGACAGAAACATTGTCTTCTATGTCCTCACGGCTGCTGCCGCCAGCATGAAGCCAGCCCATAAGT